ATCGTTGCAGGTAACATTAGACACTGGAACGATCATTACTCACCCCCTAATTATGAACATATTCGTGACTGACCGTGATCCCAAGATCTCGGCACAATCATTGCCTGATAAGCACGTCGTGAAGATGCCTCTAGAAACATGTCAAATGCTTTCTATTGTATTCTCACACTGGTACTTTGACTGGGGTGATGATCTAGTAAAGAAGATTGATGGCACACCATATGCCACACAAAAAGGTGCATTCCGTAATCATCCATGTACACAGTGGGCAGGACAGTCACTAGAAAACTGTGCATGGTTGATTCAACATGGTTGTGCATTGTCCACAGAATACACTCATCGCTATGGTAAACAGCACGGTTGTGCTGAGGCATTATGGGAAGCAAAGAAAACATTTCATAGGTTCAGTGAGAATGTGATTGTCATCTGGAAACAAGTAGAATCTTTTACTCGTGCAATGCCAGAGCAATGGAAGTATGATGATACAATAGATACGATCACTGCATACAGACTGTATGTTTCCAGTAAACCATGGGCACCAACTAACTATCTTCGTGACCCATCTCGTAAACCTCTCTGGATGAACTACCTCACCTCATAAATATCAGGGGACGAGAATGATTTGGAGATCTAAAGAGTAATGGCATTCCTATCGGGTGGCGAACAAACAACTATCAACTCTACTATTACAGAGTTATTTCCTGCACTAGCATTCAATACAGGAAAGAAGTTTAGTAACGCTGATGATTTAGAAGAGTACATTGATAACTTAGATCTAAGATCAATAAAAGCAAAAAAGACATTTGTAAACAATAATAATATTGATGCAGCAGCAGGTTATATTAATAAATTAGATCAGATTAGACCTGCAATGAAAAAAACAAAACTGGATAATGCTGTAGGTATTCTGAATTACTTGTATAAGTATCACAAGTCAAGACCAATCCAACAGGTTGTCTGGGGATATAGAGAAAAACCAAGAGGGGTTCCATCTAATCACGCAGGTGATATTTTTTTAGTTCATAAAAATCAAAAGGTTACACCTAAGATTGTAGGTATTAGTTTAAAAGCAGGAACAAAAAAGTCCAAAGAACCTAAACTAAACTCCTATGTGGGAACAACTTTAAGAAAGGATGCATGGAAGAGGGCATACCCTAGAGCAATAGATCAGTTAAAAGATAAGTTGTGGACAGAAGTATACTCCAAGGTCCCAAGATTACCTGTAAAAGGTAAAGACAAAGTTGATAAGAATAACTGGTTGACATTGACTGCAACTAGACAGAAACCAAATCCAATTCTAGTAGAAAAAGTTCTTGATCTATTTGAATCAAATCCAAAACAGTTTGATGAACTCTACATTAAGATGAATAAGGTCTGTAGAGAACATTTGGTTGGGATGATCAATGGTAATCTAAATGCAACTAAAGCATGGATTAAAGAAGAGTTTAGATTACAAGAACAAGATGTTGAAGTACCTATGATCTTAGTAAAGGCAATTGGGAATAAAGCAGACTCATCTTCTACAGATCCTTTAAGAGATATTCTACCTAAGGTAACCAAAGTCAAAGCATACCTTAAGTCTGGTTCTGTACAAGAATGGTTTATTGATGTTATGGCAAATGGTAGTGAGAAATTAACTCTATCGATGACTATTAGAAGTGACTCAGAATATAGAAAGTCAAAACAGAAGGGTAAACTAGGAGCGTACATGATGCTCAAGTTACTTTATAGAAGTTAAGACAGTTCAACAACTGGCACACACCCCCTACACAAGGCACTTGACTGTGCTATAATAAGGGTACCGAAAGACACCTATGCCAAACAAACACCTAGAGCATCCAGAAGACATGATCATGTATGGTCGTCGTGCTGCTCTGAGGACAGTCAATGCTCTGTTACACGAGGATCTACCTCTTGGTGTGAAGTGGGATGGTGCTCCTGCTATTGTATTTGGGACTAACCCTGACAATGGTAAGTTCTTTGTTGGTACAAAGTCTGTATTCAACAAGATTAAGGTCAAGATTGCTTATTCATACGAGGACATTGATGCGTACTACAAGGGGGAAGTGGCGAACATTCTTCGTCTATGCTATCGTCACCTTCCTAGGATTGGTGGTATTGTCCAAGGTGACTATATTGGGGTATCTGGGGGTCGTACCTATACTCCTAACACTCTTGAGTATCGGTTTGCTACCAAAACTGGTGGTCATATTGTGTTTGCCCCTCACACTGGTTATGATGTTGTTTCTCCAACTGCCACTCCTCGTTTTGGTGTTAATGTTTTTGGTGAGTCTGATTGCTTTATGCTAGGACACAATGAAGCAAGTGCTGTTTGTGAAGGAAAAGTTAAGTTCGACTGGTTCAAATTCATGAAGAATCTAGTCAGGGCAAAGGTTCCTGCTGATAAGAAGACTCGTGACGCGATGTTCAAGCACATCAATCTATGGATTCGATTTGAGATGGTGCCACCTTCCGCAGAAATGTATAATGCCTTACCTGATAAATATAAGCAAGAAGTGAATATCTACACCTTTAGAGTGTGGGATCAAATCTTCCAACTGAAACAGTCACTCATGAGCAATATACGAGTCAGTGGTACAGTCACTCCTTATTTGAATGACCAACCAACTGCTCACGAAGGTTTCGTTACACAAAACGAAGTACCTGTGAAACTTGTAGACCGAATGACCTTTAGTAAAGCAAACTTTACCCTTAAAAAAAATTGGACGAATGAAAAAGTTTAGTGCTTTCCTATCTGAAGCAGAGAGATCGTTCGCTGCAAAAGCAGCAGAGAAACTAAACCTCCAACATATTGGTTACGGACGGTATGCCGATCAAAATGGCAACGTAACCCATATGTCGAAGGATGGTAAACTAGTAAAAATTACAAAAGACAATGACGCAGGACCCCAACAATCAGCAGGAGGAGAAGAAACTGCAGATGGCGAGGGTGCGGTCGATCAAGGTGCAATATCTATTACATTTGGAAGATTTAATCCACCTACTATTGGACATGAGAAACTTCTAGACAAAGTAGCAAGAGAGGCAAAAAGTAGTGGAGGAGAGTATAGAATATACCCCTCAAGGTCGGAGGATCCTAAGAAGAACCCCCTCGATGCGGGGACTAAAATCAAGTATATGCGCCAAGCGTACCCTGATCATTCTAACGCGATTATTGATAATGCTGACATGCGTACTATTTTTGATGTTCTCAGTGGACTCGATGCTGACGGGTATAGTTCAGTTAATATTGTGGTGGGTGGTGATAGGGTCAGTGAATTCAACTCACTAGCAAACAAGTATAATGGTGACCTTTATACCTTTGATGAAATTAAAGTATCATCAGCAGGTGATCGTGATCCTGATGGTGAAGGTGTGTCAGGTATGTCAGCATCTAAACTTAGAGCAGCAGCAGTACAGGGTGACTTCGATTCATTTAAGTCAGGTATACCAAAGGGTATCAAAGATAAGGATCTTCAGTCACTTTACGGAACGTTAAGAACTGCAATGAAGGTTGAAGAAGACCAAGATTTTGGCGATTGTTCTTATAATATATTTGAGTACGCACCTAAGATGGACTCTCAAGGATTGAGAGAAGCATACTTCTCAGGTGAATTATTCAAAGAGGGCACATTCGTTGAAAACCTTAACACAGGGATCGTTTCTAAGATTGTTAGTAGGGGTAGCAATTACGTCATCTCTATTGATGAGCATGATCATCTATTTCGTACTTGGTTGATGAATCTGATGGAACGAAATGACATTAAGTTCTTTAATTTCAAACCTGCGGGTGAGATGGGAACTGATAAACTCGCTAACTATATGCGAAAACTTACCCCTGGTGAGTTTATTAACAAGATAAATAAAAAGGATAAGGTTACCAAATAAGATGAATTTTAAAGAACTACCTGATATGTCTGCTGCCTATCAACAGGTGCAGGAGAAAGCAAAGAAACTCGATCCAGTCGGGAAAGAGGATGGTGACATCAACAATGATGGCAAAAAAGATAAAACAGATTCTTATCTTGCTAACCGCAGAAAAACTATTGCAAATAAACTCAAGAACGAACATCATCAGAAAGATGAAGATGGTAACGTCATTGAGCACGAAGAAACTACACCCAGTTCTGTAGAAGAAGCAGTCTATGGTGGTGCTAAGAAAGCAACTCCTGAGTCTGGTACTGGTAAGTATTATAAAGAAGGCAAACCTACTGCTATGCAGAAGGAAAAACGTGCCAGGATGGATAAGATCAAGGCATTGACCAATGCAGGTAAGCATAAGGAAGCAAGTGCACTCTACAAGAAAGAAGAAGTAGAGGAAGTGGAAGAAGGTAGTGCATACGGTATCTACAAAGGTGACGGTAAGGATAAGATCCGAGCACCAAGAATGCAGAAAGGTGCCATGGCATATGATGGTCCTAACAAGGCAGCATCCGAAGCAAAGGATCGCATTCTTGCTAAGACTAAGGCAAAGATGAAGAAAGAAGAAAATGAAGTAGAAGAAGGTTACAAACCACTTCCTAAAGAGAAGATGGCACGACAGGCGAATAACGCATATGGTAAAGAGCAAAGAGCAGCAATTGCTGGTGACGAGAAAGAAACCAATAAGCAGATGCAACGCAGGATTGCTATCAAGGATCCTTCGGGACGCAAGGCAGCATTAAAGAAAGAAGCATTTGCTTTCTCTGAAGAAGAACTATTTGATCTGTATGAAAACTTTGAAGAGTTTGATAGTGTAACTGATGAAGAACTCGTAGACTTCATGCTTGAGTCTATCTGTGAACTAGCAGAGGACGATCAGGATCTTCTGGAAATCTGTGAAGCACTTGAGGAAGTTGAGGTTCTATCTGAAGAGAAGTATAAGCAACTTGAACTCAAGTTAAAACCTTCCAAGATGGATCGAGTAAAGAGTGCTGCAAAGAAAGCAGGCGGTATGCTCAAGAAAGGTGTTAAGGCAGCAGGTAAGTCTGTCGCTAAGAATACAGGTAAAGCAGTTGGTGAATTCCAAGCAGCACGCATCAAAGCAAAGCGTGCATCGATGGAAAAAACTCCTGCTAAGTCGTCTTCATCTGACAATGATGGTACTGGTGGTAAGTTAGATAAACTTATCTCTAGTGTCAGAGGTAAGAAGTCTGACACTGGTAGCAGCAGCAGTTCTTCAGATAGCAGCAGCAGTTCTTCAGGTGGTAGTTCATCTGGTAGCAGCAGCAGTGGTGAAACTAGAAGGGCAGCAGGTGGTGCACTCAGGTCTGTAGGTAGACTCCTTAAGAAGGGTCTTAAGAAAGCAGTTGGTAAAACTTCTAGATTAGTATCTAAAGGTAGTGACAAACTTGCTAAGAGACTTGGTGAAGACTATGAAACTATCTCTCATCTATATGAGTCAGGTCTGTTCCAACTCTTTGAGATCGAAAATGTTATTGCAGAGAACTATCGTGCAATGAGAAATCCTGAGAAGTATGAGAGGGACCAAGAGAAGAGTGACAAGAGAAGTGCTAAACAGAAGAGAATGGCAGATCCTAAGAGAGGAATTAACTCTCCTGCATTCAAAGAGTTCATGCGTCAGCAAGGTATGTGATCTATGTTAAGTTTCAAAGAACTTGCGGAAAAGAAATCTAAGATCCTCGTCAATCCTAAGAAAAAGGATATGATGGAGGTCAAGGGTATGAATCATGGTGAGGACTGTGATTGTAAAAAATGTGAGGCAAAACGTAAAGGGGAGGAAGTAAACGACGGTCCTGATATCAGTACTGAAGAAGTAAACCCCCTAAATAAAACACCTACACAAACAACCGACGCTTATGACAGTCAAGAAGAAGTTTCAGAAGAAAGCAATCAAGAAGAGCGCGATCCAGAAACTTCACTTATACGATTCAGTGAATTTAATGAGGCGACTAGATTAAAGAAGGAGAAAGGTTACGACAAGGGCGGTACTAAAAAACCTGTCCCAGGAGCAAAACCTTCTGCCATGGACGTAGTAAAAGCACAGATTGCCAAACAATATGGTAAGGGTGCAATCATCGGTCAAGGTGGCAGCAAACAAGAGAAAAAAGTAAAGGGTGCTAAGTCTACTGCAGGTACTGGTAAGTACCAGAAAGCAGCAGATCAGAAAAAGCAAACAGCATCTGATGCAAAGAAGAGAGGTTTCAAGGACGTCAAGTCTTACACTAACACCATGGCACGCTATGGTGGTAAGGACAACTACGATAAAGGTAGGGGACTCGGATCTTGAAGGTTGACTTAACCAATAACTGCCCTCAGGGGCAGTATTATTGTTTTGATGATAAAAAGTGTAAACCCATGCCTAAAGGTATGACTGTAGGAGGAGATGGTATGTTACGCAAAGAAGAACTAACACATCTTAAACAAGATAGAGAGCACAAAGAACGTGACGCTCGTATGAAATATGGTAAATCATACAAAGAGGTTCTAAAAAATATGAAAGACAAGAAAGATAACTTATATTCTGTCACTAGAAAGAAGGGTGTAAGATTCTACGATAAGAAGGGTTCGGGGTATATGAAGGACGGTAAGAAGACCTACGATTAGAAGCCTATATATTGTAGTTTCTAAAAATTAAATCATGTTAGGTTTTCTATTACCCCTCGCTTATAAAGTAGTTGATTCAGCAGTCGCTAAGATTCCTGATGATGCAGAACTTGGCGAAAAACTTATCGACATCTGTTTACTCATCATTGGCAAGGCAGTTAAACTGACTAAAACTGATGCAGACGACAAACTTTTTGAAAAAGTAAAAGAGTCTCTAGTCACTAGAGGTTGATAAACACCTAAATAAAGAATAGGAAAGATCTTTACTGGAGTACCATGGCAATCTACGGAATACTTGACGCCAAGGCAATGGGCACCAACGTTGGAGTTACCAACGCTGATGCTACTGTCACAACTTCGGGAGACTTTACAGACGCCTCCGACAATTTGGTTGAAGTAGGTGATGTATTGGAACTCGGTGGCGTTGCATATATCGTCAAACAAAGAACTAGTGCAACTGCATTAGAATTACACACTACATACGCAGGAAGCACTGCAACAATTACTGCAGCAAACGCAGTACGAAGAACACCTCCTCGTGCAGTAGCAGAATTTGTTATCAAAGGTGGCGACACTAACTCTTATGAGTTGGTCTTCGTTGACACTACTGAAGCAGCACTTGCAGAAAATAAATCAAGAGGAATCACTGGACCAGGATGGTGGCAGTATCGTACCTTCACCGATCACAATGGTAACACCAGACATAAGTCTGAGTGTCTAGCAGTTATTCATTCTGCAGCAGGAGCATCTGGTGACGACACAGACGATACAGTTGTAGCAGATGTAGCATCAGCAGTTACTATCAGTTCTCAACCTGCAAACTCTACTTCCTCCTCTGGAGCAGGTACATTCGCAGTCAGCACCAGTACAACTGGAACACCTGGAACTCTTACATACAAATGGCAGAGACAAACAGCAAATGCAACTACTCGT